TGCTCCCTGCTGCCTACGGTGGCAGCCCCAGTACCGTATAGCATAGCGAGCAATGATGCAAGGGTGAAGCCTGCTGCCTACGGTCAGCCCTGCAGCCTACGGTAGGGGGAAGGCCTCGAGCCGGGCAGGCCTGGCCACAGCTCAACACACGACATTCGTTTCGTGCTTCCGGTGTCATGCTTCCGGTGTCGTGCTTCTGGTTTCATGCTTTCGATGTCGTGTTTTCGGTGTCGTCTTGACATCCGCGACCGCTCGTGGTTGGCGCCGCGCCCGCATGCACGAGGCTCATCCCGCCATGAGTGAAACACATGGGACATGTGTGCTATCAATGCTACGATGAGGGGGAACCAAGGAGCCGACACAATGACCGCCCGCCATGACCTTGTCATCCCAGCCCTAATCCTCATTTTCTTCTTCGCCCCCATGTTCTTCCTCTTGTCCACCTGAACCACCCACCCGGGGGGCCACGGCCCCCGCACCCTTCCCCAAGGAGCACAGACCATGAGCCACACCATCACCATCACCAATCCAGACGGCACCACCTCCCGAGTCAAGAAGCCCTTTGTCCCCCAGTGCTGGAGCCGCAGTATCGTCGAGGTTGTCACCGAAATCCTAGAAGACATCCGAGAGCACGACGCCGCCGGCCCTCACGAGCGCTTGTCAGAGGGCGAACTGAAGAGCCGCTGCATGTACGGGAACCTCTTGGAAGAACTTCAATACGCTGACGACGACCTTCAGCACTACGTCAACAAGAAGCTCCGGCGGAACGCAGGGGACTACCCCATTCACAACCGCAAGAGCCGACGCATGCAGGCAGACTTGAAGAAGGCCGAAGCCATGGCAGCTGAGGCACTCGGGCCCCGCTGGTTCCGTTCTGCACTTTGACACCCCGAGGGGCCTCCGGGCCCCGCACCCCTTCCCTTTGGAGTACAGCATGGCCACATACGACAACAACTGCGACCGCTGGAGCGCTGGCCTCGAGCCCGAGCCCGTCAACCTCTTCCACGTTGATGCCGGCGAGATTGTAGCCGGCATTCTCGCCCAAGTAGCCGACGGCGAAGGGACAATCGCCGAGCTTGAACAGGCATGCGAAGACGCCGCGATGCTGCTCGGGCACCCCGACGTCGCTACCGCCCTCTTCGAAGCTGCTTTGCGCGTCGTTGCAGCAGACCACCGTGCCGCACGGGGTGACGCATGATCGCCCCGGATTACTGGGACGTCCTGGCGCGGGTCATCGACAAGGCCGACGCACGGGTAGAGCTTGACTGGTGGATGGGAACTCTACTCATCCCCCTGGCAGACGGTCGCAGCCTCTACGCAACACCGGGATGGGAAGGTGAGTCGTTCCCATGGTGCGTGCACGATGACAACTACGGTGATGTGGTTGCAGACGGAAACGTCCCCGTCACGTGGACGGGAAGACTCCGCGAAGACCTCGCCACGTATCAGGAAGCCTTGACCGCACTCATTGCTGAGGTGACGGCATGAGCCCCCGAGAGCACATCGAGGCAGCTGCCTCGCTTGTCATCCTTGCCGCCGTCTGGTGGCTCGTGATGTCCCTGTAGACCAACCCAACAAGGAGCACAGACCAATGACCGAGACCCGAACCAGCACCAGCACCAGCACGAACGGGGAGCACCTCCCCGCGGTGCGCTTGACAATGACACTGAGCACCGATTTAGACCTATCGGCGCTCCTCGACTGCCTGTACGACGTCTGCGTCTATGAGATCGCGGATGCGACAGCACAAAGCGCGTCGGGGGTAGTAGACGCCGAAACTATCGAGTGTCTGGTTGAAATCATCGACGACGAGAGCCCCCCCAGCTCGGCGAGCTGCGACGCGCAGAATCGGGGAGCGCTTGCGATCCTCGCGTTGAGAGAGATTGTGAGAGCCCGGGATTACCACGCCGAGCACGGCATCTATCCCCCGGGGACCGTCGACCGGGCGAACCAGTGCTTTGACGATTGGGCCGCGGACCTTGCCGAGGCAGTGCTCGGAGGTGGAGCATGAACGCCCTTGGCATCATCGCGCTTTCAAGACTCCTCTTCAGACCCACGACCACCAACAGGAAGACCGGCAACATCCCAACCGCGTCAGTGCACCACGACCACATCCCCCGGTCGTGCAAGGGGTGCCCCATGGCACCCGACGACGACGGTAAGGGGGGCGACTGCTACGCCCGCACAGGAACCGCCGCGTTCTCTACCGAGCGCACCGCCCGAGCAGCCGAGCGCAACCCCCGAGCATACTCCGTCGAGCACGCGTTGAGCGGTCGCAGCATCGGCGCACGGTTCGTCAGGTTCACGTCCATCGGCGACGCCGGCGGACTGGAGAGGGAGGAGGTAGAGCCGGCACTCGTGCGGTGCCTCGACGAGGGGCTCCCCCCCATCATGTACACCTCGCAGTGGAGGCGGAAGGGTCGCGAATGGCTCAAGGGGTGGTCGATGGCAAGCACCTACACACTGTCAGCCTACCTCAAGGCTACCCGGGCAGGATGGCGGGCTACGCTCGTTGTTCCTGCGGAAGTCATCGCGGACCATGTCGAGCACGGGACGCCGTTGTCGGAGGTGATGGAGGTGGACGCGGTCGCGTGTCCGGCACAGGTGGGGGAACTCACCGGGCGGCCGGTCCAGTGCAACGATTGCGGGATGTGCTCGGTCAAGCACCAAGCAGACGGCCCCGGTGTCTGGTTCGCTGAGCACGGACCACGGGTAGCGCGCACGTGGAGGAAGCGAGTCGAGGCAGCCAAGGAGCGCCGACGCGCCGCGATGCGAGGAGGTGACTCATGCGGTTGATGTCATCCGGTTGCGCCGGTCTGCCGTTCGGTCTGTTCGTTGCTGCGGTGTTGTTGGTGCTCGCTCGGTGCATCGCATGACCCGCGGCACACTGCGAGACCGCTACGCGGTCTACGTCAAGGCGATGAAGGACCTTGGACTGCCCTGGGTCGACTTTGACACGTGGTTGAACCGGTGAGGTGAGGAGGGGGGGTGTTCCTTCCTCCGTCATTCGCGCCGCGCCACCTCAGACGGCCACCCCAGCGGGTGGCCGTTTTCCGTTCTCGACGGCCAAGAAAACGGCCTGTCATGCGTGTCATGCCGTGAAGGCGCGCCACCAGCGCCACATGCGCCATCGCATGACATGACATCGCCCCCCGTACCCTCGTAATTTGCACTTCTTCAGGTTCAGGAATCCTTGAGTGTCATGTCACGGAAGAGGGGAGAAAGCCCACCAGCAGGTGGTTTAGGGCATGACACGCGTGACATCCGAGGGGGTGTTCTGCTCCGCGCGCGGTCGCTCGACACCCGAGAACACCCACCCCCAGGTGCTTCTCGGCGATGTCACGTCGCGCGCGCGGGAGGGGGCGGAGGGGGCGCGGGCCCACCGAAAAACGAAACTTACTTTCTACTATTGGAGTCCCACAAAAATCTCCAACCCTTTTCCCCAGAACGTGCTATCATAGCTGCATGTCCCGCCATGCCAACACCCGCTCGCCCTCCCCTCCCAAGCGCGGCCGCCCCGAGAAGGCATCGCCGATGCTTCATCCTCAGCTGGCACCAGGTCTGAAGGCCTTGGTTCCCCAGGCTCTCGCGGTGCTCGAGGATGTGCTGAACCGTCGGAAGGGGGACCGTGTTGCCCTGACGGCAGCTCAGTGGTTGGTGGAGACGGTAGCAACCGAGCCGCTGTCGCAGGAGGATTCTCCTGCGGGAGAGGAGATGGGTGTGGTCCTCGAGATGCTTCGAGGGGGACAGGTCTGAAGGGGAACCGAGAACCCCGAGGAGCAAACAATGACCCGTTCGCACATCGCGCTGCTTGTGCTCGCCCTTGGATTCGGGCGCTGCAGCTACGACGCCGGGTATCGCAAGGGTGTCGACGACGGTTGGTGGTCCTGCGCCGCTGAGTACGGGGTTGTGGGGTGAGCCTGACGATTACTCCCATCACGCAGCGAGAAGCGTTTGCGTTCGTGTCGGAGCACCACCGGCACCACCAGCCACCCCGCGGCTCCATCGTGCAGGTTGCTGTCGCCTGCTCGGAGAAGGAGGAGGTGGTTGGTGTTGCGATAGTTGGCCGCCCGGTGTCGCGCATGCTCGACGACGGCTGGACTGCCGAGGTGACTCGGGTTGCAACGGACGGGAGCCGGAACGCTTGCTCGAAGCTGTACGGTGCGGCGTGGCGAGCTGTCCGAGCTTTGGGGTACAGGAAGCTGGTGACCTACACGCTGCCTTCGGAGGGGGGTGCCAGCTTGCGGGGTGCGGGCTGGACTTGTCTCGGGAGCGCAGGTGGCGGGAGCTGGGCTCGGGTTGACCGTCCTCGCGTCGACCTTCACCCGTTGCAGGTGAAGCTCAGGTGGGAGAAGGTCTCGTGACCGTCTTCGTCCCGTCGTCGGTTCCGAAGGACAACCGGTACGAGCTCGCTCGTCTGTTGGCAGACCGCCAGGCCTTCTGCCGTCTGCTGCAGATCAAGCACAAGCAGAAGCAGAAGTTCGTTCCCTTCGAGCCGAACGACGCGCAGCTGCGGTTGTGGTCGCTGCTCGACCGGAGCAACCGGGTGATCGTCGTCAAGGCTCGACAGGTCGGCATCTCGACGGCGACTCGGGCGTGGCAGTTCCACCGGGCGTACACGACGCCTGACCCGCTGGTGTTTTCGGTGCTGTCCTTCCACGACCGGTCAGCCAAGTCGTTGCGCCGCATGGACCGTCGGTGGTTGCGTAATCTGCCTCACGTGCTGAAGCGCCCGTTGTCGCTCGACAGCGCGACGGACACGGAGTTCGGGGACACAAATGCGGGAATCTCGAGCTTCACGACGGGGGGTTCGGGGGGTACTCGTTCCTTCGAGTTCACGGGGGCGCACCTGTCGGAGTTCGCCTTCTACAAGGACCCGGGCGAGGTGCTGTCCCAGGTGCTGTCAACGGTCGGGGACGGCCCCATCATCATCGAGTCTACTGCGGACACGCCGGGCGACGAGTTCCACCGGCTCATCGAGGGAGCTCCGGAGAACGGGTGGACGGTCTACACGTACTGGTGGCACGAGCACAAGGCCTACCGGGACTCAGACATCCCCGACAACTTCGCTCCGACGTCCGACGAGCAGAAGCTGGTCGAGCTGTACGGGGTTGACAACCACCAGCTGCACTGGCGGCGTCGGCAGATAGCGACGCTCGGGCTTGCCCGCTTCCGGCGGGAGTACCCCGGGTGCCTGGCGGACGCCTTTGCCTCGAGGCAGTCGACGTGGTTCACCGCGGAGTCGCTTGACGCAATCACCCAGGTCTGGTTTGACGAGTCCGAGCGCTGCTTCGAGGAGCCCGAAGAGGACTCCGAGTACGTTGCGGGCGTCGACATCGGCGGCGGCATCGGTCAGGACTACAGCACCATCGTCGTTCTCAACGTCGCGACCCGGCAGCCGGTCTACATCGAGCGCTGCAACCACAAGGCGCCGCACGCATGGGCGGCTCACTGCGCTCAGGTCGGCCACGCCTACAACCACGCGGTCATCCTCGCCGAGTCGAACAACCACGGCTACTCCTTCCTGCGCGAGATGGAGCACTTGAAGTACCCGAACCTGTGGGCGAACGAGAACGGGGACCACTGGTACACGTCGACCCAGTCCAAGCTGGACATCTACGACGGCTTGCGGGAGGTCGTAGAGAGCGGCATCCTGCGGCAACTCGACCAGTCCACGCTGCAGGAGCTCCGCTCGCTCGAGGTGCGTCGGACCACGCCCGAAGCGCCCTCGGGACTGCACGACGACCTTGCCATGGGCTGCGCTCTCGCCTATCGTTGCTTGCGAGATGCTCCGAACGGCTTGCGTCGGCGCTCTGTCGAGAGCTACATCGACAGGGTCAAGGCGCGAATACGCGCTGCGCGGAACCGAAAGAGCCCGCTGCCCTGGAGCGTCAACAGATGAAGCCCCTCACCCCCTCCGAGTTTGCCGACATCTTCGACCGCCACCAGGCGTACTGGGACGATCGCCGTCAGGAGATGCGCAGGCTGCGTCACGCCTACCTCATGCGCTTCTGGAAGCGTGCGCAGGACTACGACGAAGACCTGCTCATCGAAACGAGCCGGGCATACGAGCTCGTGGAGAGCTACGTCGCCAGCCTCTTCGTTCGCGACCCCTCGGTTGTGGTCAAAGACGACATTCACGGCAATGGCGATGCAAATATTGCGGAGCTTGCAGCCAACCGGTGGCTCCGCAAGCAGCGGGACTCCATCGAGGACGCTCTTCGCCTGTCTATCATCTACCCGTTCGCAGGCCTGAAGCTCAGCATCGGCCACGCGAAGCAGGTTCTGAACCGTCCCGAGCTGTCAGCGGTCCAGCCGTGGGACATCATTGTGGACGAGACCGCCTCGAGCTGGTCTTCGCAGCGGTATTGCGGCCACCGCTACCTGATGCCGCTGGCTGAAGCCAAGGAGCGGTACGGAGCGAAGAAGTACGCGCCCCGAACGTGGTCGTTGTACATCGACAACGTCGACGCGGACACGGCTGAGCCCGAGAATCCGCCCAACAGTGGGCATGCGGTCAAGGCGGCAGACTCTTTTGTGGAGGTGGTCGAGGTGTTCGACCTGCGCCTCGGCAAGATGTGGGTCTGGTCTGCTGACTGGAAGCGCGATGCGTGGTTGCATGCCGGCGTGAAGATTGAGACCGGCGTAGACGAGGAGGATGTGTCCGAGCACCTCTTCGATGATATCCCATACAAGACTGCAAGCGGTGAATACAGGCTGCCGTTGATCCCCCTGTACCTCTCGCGGGAGCCCGACTGCCCCATGCGCGGCTTCAGCGGTCTGCGTCGGGTGTACGACCAGCTTCGCGAAGTCAATCACATGCGGACCTTCCAGGCGCAGGGTGTTCGTCGCGCGGCTCGCCAGTGGATTACCCGCCGAGGCTTCTTCGACGAGGAAGCGAAGAGCAAGATGGCGCAGGGCCAGGACGGGGAGGTCATCGAGGTAGACATCTCGGCCAACCAGTCCATCGGTGACGGCGTCATTCCGCTCCCGAACACGCCGGTCCCCCCTGAGCTGCAGCGATACGCCGACATTGTCGACGAAGACTTTAGCCGCGGCTCGGTCATGGCGCCGTTCACGCGCGGTCAGGCCACGCAGGCGACGGCGACGGAGATTCAGGCACTAGCTGCTTACACGGCATCGGAAATCGGCCGGATGGCCAGGTCACGCGACCAAGCAATCACGGATACGGTGCTCGCTTACCTCGCAATGGTCGGCGTTCTGGTCGACGACGGCGCAGACATGGTGAAGCTGGACGGCAAGATTGTAGCGCTGACCGCTGAAGACGTGACCGGCGACTTCGACTTGTACGCGGAGGACAGTGGCAACACCCCGATGTCCGAGGCTGCCCGCAAGCAGGAGCTCGAGCGCCTCACTCCGATGCTTCAGGCCCTCGGTGTGCCCGAGGACTTCCTCCTCAACCTGCTTCAGCGCGCCTTCGAGCTTCCCGCGGACATGGTTGCGGCCGCATCTGCCAACCGTCAGAAGATGGAGGAGGAGATGTTGGCCCAAGCGGCGGGCGCGGCTGCTCCTGGGGAGATTCCGCCCGAGATGTTGTCCCAAGCCCGCGGCGGACCAGCCCGGGTTGAAGAGGTCTTGCCGCCAGGGGGCGTTGTCTGATGCCGTTGTACGAATACCGGTGCATCGACCGAGAATGTGGTGACGTTCAGGAGCGCATACGCGCCTTCGACCAGCGCGACGCTGTGCCGTTGTGCCCTTGCGGCCAGACCACCCACCGGACTGTGACTGCGCCAGCGCGCACGGCGTCTCAGTGGGGGGACAGCTTCTGGGACGGGCGCAAAGACCGCGGTCTCCGCACGACCTTGGTGTCGAAGAAGCACCGCGAGGCTGTGATGAAGCAGCGCGGTTTGCGGCAGCTCGAGGACGGAGAGGTCGAGCGCCACATCAAGGACATCCAGTCCGACCACGAGAAGCACGAGCGCAACGTCGCCGCCTTCAACAAGCACAAGGCTGAGACCGGCGACACCGGCCTCGCACTTGCGCGCACCTTCCCAGCACACGAGGCACTTTCAACATGACCGCACTGGACCCAGCCGCAGCGCTCGCTGCCCCTGTCATGCTCGACGAGGAAAGCGTCATGCGCGAAGCACAAGCACTTGGAATGTCGGAGCAGCAGCAGATGGACGACATGTTCTCCATCGGAGCTCCTCGCGGCAACTTCAGCGCCACCGCACTGAACGCTGTCGTTCGCTCGTTCAACGACGTGCTTGCGTCGATGGGCATCCCTGAGCCGTACCCCGAGTTTGGGGAGGGCGCCCGGGTTCTACCTGGTGAGTTCGTCCGGGGGCTGGCCATGGTGGCGGACGCGGCTGAGCAAGCCGGCATGCCTGCGACCATCGAGCTGAACGGCGTGACCGACGACACAGACCTTGAGATGCTGGCAGGAAAGCTGTCGGCGCTTGCAGACAACCCGACCTTCATCGAGGCCATGGCGCAGCCGGTAGGACCGCCCGAGTCCCCCCCTCAGCCCGGGATGGGAGAAGAGATTCCCCCCGAGTCCACTGAGCCAGCGGCATCGGACCTCGATGACCTCTTCGCCGAAAGGGCGTGACCGAGAGCAAGGAGCACAGCATGGAACAGACCGAAGCAACCGAAGCTGCTGAAGCAGTCGAAACCGTACCGGCCGAGCAAGCCGAGCAGACCGAGGCGGTAGACGACACCGGACAGAGCGAACAGCCGTCGAAGACGTGGCGAGAGCGCATTGACGAGGTGCTCGCGAAGAACACGCCGGCAGAACCATCTCCGGAGCCAGAACCGGAACCGTCGGGTGACGGCAAGAAGGTTAGCTGGGACCAGGCATTCGCGGAGGCGTCGCCTGAAACCCAGCAGCTGATGCGCCAGCTCCGAGCCGAGTCGACTCGCCGGTTCCAAGAAGCCGCGGAGATGAAGCGAGAAGCGCAAGCAGACAAGGCAGCCATCTTCGACAGCCCATTCTACAAAGGCCTGCAGGAGGTTGCGTCAGCGAACCCGAACGTCGACCTGCTCGACCCGAACAGCGTCAAGACCTACATCGACACGCTTGTTCGCCAGGGTCTGCACCAAGCCCTCGAGCCTGCCCGACGGGCCCACCAGTCCAACATCGCTCAGGCCAAGTACACCGAGTTCCTCGAGGCCAACCCGGAGCTCAAGACCAACGAGTCTGTGCGGACGCAGGTTGCCGAGCTGCTGCGGGCCGACAAGTCGATGAAGCTCGAGAGCGCATACTACATCGTCAAGGGGCGGCAGGCCCGGCAGGCTGAGTTGTCGTCCGACGCACGCCGAGCTGCCGAGCGCCGTGCAGCCCGAGCCGCTGCAGTCAAGGTCAGCACCCCGCCCTCCCGAGCCCAGGCTCGACGACAGCCGGTCATCAAGAAGGGGGCTCGGTCCTTCGACATCTACGAGACGCTCAAGCGAGCTCGGGACGAAGGGTGAGTGTCGTCGATGAGCTGCGCCGCAGGAACCCGGACGCGCTACTGCTTGAGCCTCGAGAGGTGTACGACGAGGCTCTTGTTGGCGTCACAGACAGCCCCGACGACCAGTGGCCGCGCAAGCTCAACACGGTCGTCGCGGTCTACAGTGCGGAGAAGTGCATCGAGGCCATCATGCGCGCAAACGGGTGCGACCACTTCGCTGCCGAGGAGTGGTTCAACTACAATACGTCGGGCGCGTGGGTCGGGGAGAACACCCCTACCTTTGTTTGGGAAGACGACGACTGGGTAGACGACGACCTTGCAGTGAGCGCACCGATGCGGTAGCGTTTACGCGCAGACCCGGCTGGACGGACACGCTGCGCTACGCCCCCGCCCTGTTGCGCGGACACGGTAGACCCTCAACTCGAACCGAACAGGAAGCCGCACATGGCCCTCCAGCCGGATATCGTAGCCAGTACGCTACGCATTCTTCGTGACAAGTACCGCGACAACACGTTCCGGGCGATCCCGCTCCTTGAGAACCTCAGCAACCTCGGTCTGGTCGAGCTTGTGGACGGTGGTTCCAAGGTCAACCATCCTGTAGTGCTCGTTGACCACAGCTCTGTCACCCAGCTGAGCTCAGGTTACGAATCCACGAACCTCGCCGTCAAGGACCCTCTCCGCACTGCGGAGCACAACTGGTGCGACTTCACTGCACCCATCGTGCTCACCAAGAAGGAAGAGCTGTCCAACAAGGGCGAGCGCGCTCAGGTCCGCATCCTCGACGCCCGCCTCAAGCAGACCATGGGTATGCTCAAGCGTGAGGTCGAGAAGCAGATTCTCGCCGGCAGCTCGACCGTGCTCACCGAGCTCGAGTCCCTCAACGGTCTCGACGCAGCCACCGGCTGGTTCGAGGAGCTCGCATTCGGCACTCAGGGCAACACGGTCGGAGGCCTGAGCAAGGCGACCTACACCACCGCGTGGAACAACCAGGTTGCCGACGGCTCCTTCGCGTCCAACGGTCTGAAGAAGATGCAGGACCTCCTCATCCAGACTCAGATCTACGCACCCGAAGGCGATGTCGACATCATCCTCGCCAGCCCCACCAGCTACGGTCTGTACAAAGACGAGCTTCAGCAGCTCGAGCGCTACACCTCGTCCGCCGAACAGCGCGACATGGCTGGTCGACTCGGCCTCGAGTTCAACGGTGCTCGCATGTACATCTCCCCGAACCTCGGATTCACTGGGTCCGGCGGCTCGAACAAGATGTCCATGTACTTCCTCAACAGCCAACTTTTCAGCATCTACTTCGACAAGGACGCCTACTTCGAGGTCGGCCCCATGGAGAAGGTGTCTGGCTACCTCGCCATGTCGGCAGACCTTCTCGTGCGGATGCAAATCTGCTCCGAGAACCTGTCCGGTCACGGCATCCTCGTGAACGCGGAGACCTGAGCCATGGCTACCAACACTCATCTTCAGCGCCTGGACACCGCAGCCGACACCACCGGCTCGTCTGTCAGCGCCTCCAACCGCCGCCAGACCGAGGACTTCATCGCGGGTGGCGCCATTGCTGCTGGCGACTGGGTTGCCTTCGATGCAAGCAAGACTGGATCGGACCAGCTTCTCTATGTTGTCGAAGCTGCTGGTGTTGCCACCAAAGGCAACTCGGCAGCGTTCGGTGTTGCTCTCGCGGCAGCAGCGACCGACGAGCGCGTGACTGTTGTGGTCAGCGGGTTTTGCGAAAGCGCCCAAGTGGCCGCTGCCACAGTCGCCGGGTCGGCACTTGTCGGTCCCATTGGCACGGCTGGTCGCGCTGAGATCGAAGTCCCTGGCACCACCACCGGACAGCTTTGCGGCATTGCTCTCACCGACGACAGCGCTGTCACGAACTATGCCCAAGTCGTTGTTCTGAAGCAGTTCTGATACTGCGTCTCGCCCTTCTGCCCTCGATTCTCGGTCATTGTGCTCCCGAGGGTAGTTGGGCGGGTCGCATCCCCCCCCTTGTTCTCGGGGCGTGTCCATGTCCACCGACCTGACCTCGCTCCGAGAGTACGTCGCGAACGTCCTCGACTACGACCCGACGAACCCGACGTACAAGAAGCAGCTGAACAAGCTGCTGAACGAAGCTGAACGGCGCATCATCACTGAGAAGCTGTTCACCTTTGCCCAAGTCGTGAAGAAGATTCCTGTGCGGGCCGACATCAACGTGTCGGGCAACGTCAGCGTCACGTCGGGGTCTGCCCAAGTCCAGCGGCTCAACGCATTTGCGGACTGGATGGCTGGCCACCTCATCGAGATCGAGGGTGTGGAGTACGAGATTGCGTGGGTGGAGTCGGTGAGCTCTATCTATCTGACGCAGGCGCTGACCCTGGCGACGGGGACCTACCCCGGCAAGGTCATCCAGCGGTGGGTGTACCTGCCGCAGGACTGTGTGCAGGTGGTGTCGATCGCCCAGCGGTCCAACTCTCCCAGTCCCTCGAACCCCGGGCAGCTGACTCCGCTGACTCAGTTCGAGGACGAGTACGCCAACCTGCCCCTCGGGGAGACAAGCCTGCCCGACTACTGGGTGCCAGGCAACCCCGTCGGCGTCACCGCCCCTCGGGTCGGGGGTGTGTTGGGCACCACGAGCGGCCTCAACCAGGGTGTTCGCACAATCGAGGTGGCATTCGTTCACCGCCTCGGCTCTCCGTCCGAAGGCTACCGCAGCGCCATCGGCTCACTTCAGACCGTGACCTTGACTCCGACCCAGGTCCTTACGGTGACCCCATCGTCCGCGCTCGACACCACGACCGGACTGTGGCGCGAGGTGTGGCTGCGGGCGCCCACCCACGGGCTTGAGGACTGGAGGCCTGCTCTGCAGCTTGGCACCAGCACGCACATTCAGTTCAGCCCCTTGGCTACAGCTGGCGTGTCTGTTCAGTCGAGCCTGACACACTTGCAGTCCGAGGGGTACTACCTCAAGGATCGACTGACATCTCCGAGCGGGGTGTGCGACCGCATTCGACTGCACCCTCGGCAGGACAGCGACATGGAGCTGAGTGTCCGCTACATGCGAGACCACCGGCCGATGGTCGAGGACAACGATACTCCGATCATCCCGCCTCCGCACCGCATGGCCATTGCCTACCGCGCGCTGTACGAGGTGCTGTTCAAGCACAACAACCCGAGTCTCGCCGAGCTCTACCGCAAGCGGTACGACGCCATGCTGCTGCAGCTTGAGGCACGCTACCTGTCTCAGCCCAGCCGCCGCTTGGTCCGCGGTATGCTGTCTGCTTCGATGGTTCCTGAGAGCCCCTTCCGGCAGCGTCGCCTTGTGAGGCTGTAGATGAAGTCGGAGCTGTTCGCACCCACCGGTATGGGCGGTGTCTACGAGACACAGCCGCAGCCTCCTGAGACGGCGTCGGTCGCGCAGAACCTGACGATCGACGAGCGCACGCTTGGGTGGTCTACTCGCGTGGGCTTCGAGCCGTATCGAGTTGACCCTGCAGCAGGCTTCAATCCGTTCACGACCCTCGGTCGCATTGACAGCCTGTTCGTCTTCAAGCAGCTCCCCGACTCATCCCGAAGCCTCATCCTGCTCGAGTCCGGCGGGACGCTTTATCTACTCGACGAGGTAGGCGTCGCCCCAACATTACGAACAGTGCAGGGAGGCAGGTCGATACCGTCTGCTTCTACTGTGCCTTCGCAGTACACACCGATAGCGGGTGGTGTGCTGATTACGAACGGCAGGGACGCGCCCACCTTTGTTCGACCGTGGCCGCGCATAGCTGTCTTCGCTGGCTCGAGCTCATTTCGAGAGTGGGGCGTTCGACGGCCAGTAGCTCCTGTGCCGTTCAAGGTAAACCCCACCCACCAAGAGGCGGGCACTGGGGCGGGCGTCGGTGCAGAGGCTGGTTCGGGAGCGTCATCTGTTTCGTTGTGGGTAGCGCAACACCCTCGCTCCAGCCCTCAATGGACAGTCGACCAGTTCGGTATCGGCTTTCCAAGGCACAAGGGTGATGAGCCCGCCACCAGCCGGTTTACTCACCAGGTCTCCTTCGTGTCAGACACTGGGTCTGAAGGTCCGCTTTCTGCGCCCATCACGTCTGCGTGGGAAACAAAGGGGAAGAAGCGCTACCGGTACGCCATGGTGCTTCAGATTCCAACAGGCCCCCTCGGGACCGTGGGTCGACGACTGTACCGCAGCCGCAACTTCTCCGACGACACAAACATCGAGGGTCAGTCGGAGCGCTACCGGGTCATCGACATCCCGAACAACGCCGAAGAGCTGGTGGTCGACGGCTACCAAAGCGCCGGGCTCGGGGCTCTCGCTCCGACAGAGTATATCGACTTCCCTGGTGCTCGAGCTCGGTTCGCAAGCAACTGGGCTGGGCGGTGCTGGATGGATGGAGGTGTGGACGACGCGCGCACGCTCTACTACAGCGATGCGGGGTTGCCTGAGCAGTTCAGCCTTGGGGGCTACATCACGTTGTCGGGAGACGGCGGCAACATCACAGGCTTGCGCAGCCACTACGGTGTGCTCGTGGTGTTTCGAGAGTCAGGCCTTGATGTCGTGACTGCCATCGACCCCAACCTGGGGCAGTGGTCTTCGCGTCCCCTGAGCACCGAGATGCAGTGCATTGCCCCGATGACGGCAGACCACGTCCCGGGTGTGGGGCTCGTGTTCGCTGCAGTCGATGGCATCTACGCCTTGAGCGGCGGCGGCGAGGGTGGGTCGAGCTTCGACTTTACGCGCCTGACAACCAACTTGTCGGAGACTTGGGGCACCGTTACGCGCGAGTGCCTTGCTCGAGCTGTGGGCAGATACTGCCCCGTGACGCGCGAGTACCACGTCTATGTGCCCGCGGACGGCCTCGACCGCCCTTCGCTGGGCCTGGTCTGGCACGTCGACAAGCTGGTGTGGTCGACCCGCAAGGGCTTCCCTGTCGGCGCGCTGGACCGCCTTCCCTCCGGAGACCTTGTCTTCGGCAGCAACGGCAACGCTGCCCACCCTGGACTGTTCGTCATCTCGGGCCGCCGAGCTCTCGGGCGGGTGCAGGATGGCGAAGCGTACGTCGATGCTGCGCCCCCTACGTCGAAGTGGAAGTCCCCCTGGCTATCAGTCACATCACCGCAAGACAAGAAGCAGGTTCAGTACGTCACCGTGTGGGTGATGACTACCGGTTCGGTGAACGTCAGCGTGCGCGTCTACAAGGACTGGCAGCGAACCTCGTACACTGAGCGTGCGTACCTGGCCCAACCAGCTGATGCGGTCAACCTGCCTGTGCTCGACACAGTGGTGCTCAATCAAGGGGTCGAGTGGGAGCAGACGCAAGCGGTTCCCTTGCGGGTGTCGGTTGCCCACCAGTCGTGCAGCTGGTTCGCCTTCGAGGTGCAGACTACTGACGACCTTGTGCTTGTTGGGTGGTCTATCGAGTACCAGCTTCGCGGCACGCTGACTACTGAAGGGAAGCGAGCATGAAGCGATGGACTCAACACCAGCCTCGAGCGTCGCAGCTTCTGGACTCAAGCCAGTTCAACAGTGAGCAGCTGGCTCATCGCGCCAGCATCCAGACACTGGACCGGACGCAGCTGCCCCAGGTAGCACAGTCCGCACTCAAAGCCGGCGCCCTGCACAAGATCTGGTTGTTCAACGACCGCGAAGAGCAGACCAAGTTCGTTGCGACGGATGTGCCGAGCGACCAATGGCGGTGTGCGACAGCGCTCAACTACAGCGGAGGGTACGTCACAGCGTTTGAGGAAACGCTGACGGGGCACAAGGGTGGAATGACCCACATCGAGTGGTCAGGGCTGGCATTCTGCAACGGCTTTGCGCCCATGAAGAACGGCAAGCTGACCACTTTCGAGCTCATGGAGAAGCAGCTGAGGCTGCGCATCGTCGCCTCTGGCTTGTTGATCGGCGAGTTTCACCTGTTGCTTGCAGGCACGGAGTCGTTCTGCGTTTTCGCCTCGGTCAACCTGCCGCCAGGAGACCACATCATCTCGCTTCAGTTCGACGGGTCTGGTGACGCGGACGATGAGCCCATCAAGGATGTATCGACGAACAACCGCATCATGCAGTTTCACGTCGCCAACAGCATGCTGCTGGCAGTCGGGAGGTTTCGATGAGCCGCATCACCCGGAGCCGGATCAATGCAGGGAATGCGCTTGAGGCCGCCGATGTCAACAGCCGCTACGCCGACTTCACCCAGACCAACCTGGATGAGACAAACGTCTCAGACCACGCGTTGGATGCGGCTCAGCTTCCATCATCTTCTGTTCTGGTGAACTCGCTGCAGGCAGGCCACGGGTCGGCAGTCATTACGCACGGCAGCCCGTTGACTGTGTCAAGAACTACAACTGGGCCAGCAACACCTACCGTTCTGGGAGCTGCAACAGGTGTTGGCCTTGGAGCCGGGTGGAACATTACTACCAGCCAGGTGCTTCGCGTATACGCCAACGCCCAAGTCCGCGGCGTCATCACGGCATTGACATCACCACACGGAACCCTTGACGGCAGCGTCACCGTAGACACAAAGTCAACAGGGACGACGCCGGTGTGTATCGGAGCTCATGTCTGGCTGGTGCAGCTGCAGTGGGACATCACCTCTGCCTCGCGCACGAACTTCGTCAACGTCCCGAACCAGGGCAACTTCCAGTCGACGTGGTCGACCTCGGGTCGCTACGGGGAGCCGCTGTCCAACCTCGCGGGAACCGCTGCGTTCCCAGCATTCTGGTCGGGCGGCATCAACTGGCTCAATGGAAGGACGAATGGCTTGGTGGACACTGAGGAGCGGGGCACTGGCTGGCGCAACATCGCGCTGACGTGGCACTACACGCCTTCGTCTGTCACGACAGTCTACGGGTTTCGGCTGGTGATGCACGGTATCTACCACCCCCGCAACGACGGCACGAACAACGGTTTGGTGCTGGATGTTGGCACCACTCCAGGCATTTCTGCTCAGTACCAGTCGAACAACATTCTGCTATTGCAGATGAAGAAGGAGTGATGTCGTACACCCCGACCACTACGTTCGTTGCAGGCAACGTGCTGCAGGCAAGCCAGCTCGCGGGCAACGATGACGCCTTGCGCAAGTACCTCCACGACGGCATCGTCGCAGGAGACATGCGCTCAAGCCCCGCGTGGGTTGAGACAAGGCACGTCCAGCCACCGCTCTACCGCCCATACACCAACACCCAGCACGGCACAACCGGGTCAGCAGGCGGGCTGCATTATCGCCCAGGTGAGCGGTACACGATGGCATCCTCGACGTTCACTCGTCGAGCTCGGGGAGAAGAGAACCCGACGTGGTCGCCGCTGCCTGGAACAGCGATGTCGTTCGACATTCGCGGTGACACAACGGGCGTGTTCCACTTCCACTTCAGCGCGTATGTCGGGCCGGACACTACAACCGTTGGACCCGCAGGCGTTGACCGCCGAGTACATATTGCCCCCTACGTGTACCTCGAGAGGGAGGGCTTCAGCAACTCGCGGGTCTACGAGTTCGCAGTGCAGGAGGTGGGCACCAACCGCGGCACACCCAACTCACAGACTGTAGGGGGCTTGTTCAACACTTCGGCAGCCCCAGCCCCAAGCGGGCCGTTCTGCTCATATCATGTGACAGGCTACGGGCAGCGCACGGGCCACATGCTGTTCAACAAGACCGCGGCGTCAACCCGCGACAACGTTGTTCATGTCGGCCTTGCCCATTGGTCGTTGGTTCAGCGGTCAATCGTTGTAGGATGGACCGTGTCTCTCGAGACCTTCTACTAGGAGCGGTCATGCCGGTCGGTGTACTTGGAACAGCCGCAGTCGGGGCTGCCGTCGGGGCAGGCGTCAGCGGTGCTATTGGTGGACTCAGCCAAGCAGCGCAAAGCACGGCACTGTTCGACAAGGAGGACAAGGAACGTCTTGCCCGCCTCGAAGCCCTGCGTGCCAGCGGCCAGCTCGGCCTGAAAGACAACGAGCGCACTCGCATCAAGTCAGAGCAGGCTGCTCAGCGCGGTGGCATCTTGCGGTCACTGGAGTCGCAGCAGGTCCAGGGCATGCAGCAGCTCGCCAACCGGCAGGCCTTGTCGGGGCGCGAGCTATTCCTTGCGCAGATGGTTGGACAGCAGGCCGAGGTTGACCTTGTTGCCAAACAAGCTGAGCAGCTGAACAAGGAGAACCTGGAAAGAATACAAGCGCAAAGAGAAGAAATTGCGGAGCTCAAGTCTGCCCGCGGAAAACGCCGAGCGGGTGTCCGCGGAGGATTGACTCAGTTTTTCACCGCAGGCGCCCTGGGTGCAGGCGTTCCCGCAATCGACCAAGCCATCACAAAGAACCGCGCGATGGCAGCTGAAGAGCAGCAGCGCCTCGAGACGGACAACATAGCCATGTCGGGCAGGGCTGCGGAGACTACCGCCGAGCGTGACCAGTTCTGGCAGCTGTACGGCAACCCGGGACTCCCAACCCGTTGACCACCGGAAGGTACTGAATGGCACCGCCGCAAACAACTCCATCGACTCTCCAGACCTCCACGGTAGGACTGACCCCCTCGGGGCTCGGTGCGTACCAACCGAGTGTGACTCTCGGCGGTTCGCTGTACGAGCGCTACTACCCGCTGCGTCGCAACGAGGCGCTGATGCGCGCGGCAGATGCTGCTGCTGTTCGCAACCCGTTCATCCCTCGGCTCGAGGTGCTCAACGGTCAGCTTGCGGAGATTCGAGAGCAGACAGACAAGCGGGCTACGCTCGTTGAAGCGGAGGCGCGCCGTCGCCAGGCAGCGCTCGCTCAGGCCGGTCAGCTGAAGCTGGGCCTTGCAGCGAAGCGGGCCAAGGGTAGCGGCGGCGTCAGCATGAAGGACACCATCGAACTGATGAAGCTGCTTGCCGACGTCGGCAAGGCAGAGGCTACGGCGTACACGGCGCGCTTCGAGGATATGGACATCACAGGCAAGCAAGCGTTCGCCAACAGCTTCGGCACGACGGGGGCGCTTCCAACCTCCTTGCGCGGCTCGCTCCAGAAGCTGGCTGTTCAGGCAGATCGCCTCAAAAAAGCAAGGATTACTGACCCACAAGTTCTTGAGTCGGCGCTGGGTCTCGATGCGAAAGACAGCAGCACGATTCTTGCCGCTGTCGCAGACGACGACCAGATGGCAAAGCTCGGTCAAGCCGCGGCGTTCAGAAGTATGCTGGAAGACGGGGGTATGGCTGGGGCTCAGGCAAACAAGATCGCAGCAGACCTCTTCGGCATTACCAACCCCGATGCCGTCAGCGCTGACTACACTGCTGCCACACAAGAGCGGCTCAAGGGCGCCCTCACAGACATTATTCCTGCGGGCAAGGGTGAAGCAGCCAGGCTTCCCCGAGTCGCTGACCTCGTAGAGAAAACGCTGGAGCAGATGTACGGCGGCGGGGGTGGTGCGACGGGTGACGGGGGCGCGGCGTACCGAGCCGAGCTCGAGCGTCAGAAGCAGCAAAAGCTGACACCCGAAGAGCGTGCTGCGCTCGACAGGTTCTTGGGCTCGTTGCGAACCACCGGGCAGATGCCGACCGGTCCTGACTTCGAGGCAGGCCGCGCTGCCTACCAGAAAGCAAAGCGGTTCAGTGCCTTCAGGCCTGAGGAAGCGAAGTGGTTCGACGATGAGTTCCTCGAGCAGATGTTCGAGCAGATCGGCCTCACGGACCAGGCTCGGACTGTTGAAGAGAAGGCACTCGCTCGAGCTGAGCGTACTCCCGAGCAGATTCAGCGAGAGATGGCGCAGAACTTCGTCCGCTCAGTCACCGCTGCCGAGGGCCTCGAGGTGGTGCCTGCCAACTTCGACGACTTCCAGACGCCGTTCCAGATGCGGACATACGGGGGCGCGCTCGATATCGTCCGCAAGGAAGGCGCCGCAGTCTTCGACCCCAGCGCAGCACCCGAGGACCGGACTCGCCGGCTCGGCGGCAAGGGTCCGCTGAAGACGCGCACGCACCGCGCAGCCCTCCGCGCCTACCAGATGTACCGCGACGATGCTGCTGCCACCATCGACCCCCAGTCTCTGAGCGAGGGTATCGCCCAGCTGCGCAAACAGTTCAAGGGCAAGCCTGAGGCGCAGCGTGTTGCGGTGTCCTACTTCATGGCGATGAACATGGTGCAGGACAACCTGAAGCGAGGGGGGTCTGGAGCTCCAGCACCAGCCGAGGCAACACCACCTCCGGTTCCAGTGCCTGCGCCCCCACCTTCACCTCCACCCCCAGTTGAGGTGCCTGTCGAAGCTACGCCTGCGCCGGCAGCAACAACACGCGGCACACCTCGCCGGACTGAAACTCCCGCACCACCCCTTGCGGGTACAGGCTCCTACTTTCCAGAGCTCGACCTCATCAATCAACCCAATGTGGCTGCCATTGCGGCTGCTCAAAGGGCGAAAGCCGGAGAGTCGCCGGTAGACCTTTCCCCGGGAGAGTCGCCGGTAAACGTTCTTCCGAGAGCGGATACCATCGCAACATACCCCGACCCGGCAGGTCCAGGGTTTGTCATGGGTCAACGGTTTGGACGACACCGGGTGATGAACCCTGAGCTCCAGAGCCGCCTCGATCCCATGCCCCTTAGGGGAGAGGTGGACTACCCCTTCGACCTAAAGGGAGAGGTGGACTACCCCTTCGACTTGAAGGGGAGGGTTGTTCCTGTCGCGAATGCCTCCATGTCTGGCGGGCCTCAGCCTCGAGTGTTCGGCGTAGATGCAGGATCTCGACAAACAGCCAAGGTAATCCCAGCTGCGCGACCCCTTTCGACGCAGGGCAGCAGAGAGGTCATCCCAGCCCTGTACCCTTCAAATGTCATCCCGCCGTTGCGGCCGCTCCCTGAACAGCAGGGCCGAAGGGAAGTCATCCCAGCCTTGTACCCGCCTGGCGTCATCCCGCCGTTGCGGGCGCTTCCCAGCGACTACTCTACTCCGTTCTATGCAACGCCACAGGAAGAGAGCGACCTGCTGTTCGACGCCTACATGAGTCAGTTTGAGCCATGAGCACACCCTTCGACTTCCCCCCTCCGGTGTCGCTCGAGGGCCTCCCCATGATTCCGGAGGAGGAGCTCCGTCGTCTGCAGTCCGAGGCGTTGGAGCGCGACGCCATGGCCGAGCGGGAGCTGTTCCTGCTCGGGATGCCGCCTGCTCCTGAGGCGGTGGTCGAGGAGCCGTTGCCCGAGCCGACGCTGCCGGCAGGTGAACCGGCCGACACCCTGGGTCTGACGATACCCCTGTCTCAAGCTGAGATTGTGCTGGGCTACGAAGAGCGGGCCAGGGAGCTGGAGCGCCAACAGCTGGTCTCCACGTTGCCGGAGGCAGCGAAGCAGAAGGAGCAAGCCGACCTGCGGCGGCAGTTGCTTGAGCGATCGGTCACGCCGGAAGGTCGCGACATCGGCAACTTCGGGGTCAGCGACATCTTGTTGAACACCGACGGCTACATCGTGGGTGAGGACGGGCGGCCGCGCAAGGCCAGCGGTCCTGAGCTGCTGCTGCAGCAGTTTGGTCGGCAGGTCTTGTACGAGGGCGACGACTTCGACCGACGTATTGCGGAGCTCCAAGCTGCTCGGAAGGTCAAGTACCAGCAGAACGTGGCTGCAGGTATGACGCCCGAAGAAGCTGAAGCCGACCTCGACTCGTGGTTTGACGGGAAGCTGAGTGAGATCGACAAGGAGCGCAGGCAGATTGTAGAGACCCCGCTTGCGGCGTTCATGCGAGGGGCGCTCGGTATTGCTGAAGCCACTGCGGGCGAGTTCATCTTCGACACGATGCCGCTGTTCTACGAGGTAGATGAGCAGGGCGACCTCCAGAACCCTGACGACCTTGCGGACAACATCGCGTACCTGGTGGACCGCAGTCGCAAGGCGGTGGCTGATGCGGCTGGAGTCGAGGTCAGCACCTTGGACAAAGCGCAGCGGTTCATGGGTGACGTCGCGATGAGGACGTATGCCCCTTCCTTGAACTTTGCTTTCGACCCGGTGGAGCTGTACCGCAAGGGCAAGTTCGAGCGCATCAACACTGGCGACATTGTTCCGCTTGCGTTCAAGCCGATTGACCGCGACGCACCAACGTCGTTCGACGAGGCGGGTAAGCGTGTCGCCGCCAGCACGGGGGGCTTCTTCTCTGACGTCGCCATGAACAACGCCCGCGGGCGTAGCTTGCTCGACGAGGTCAACAGCATCCCCAGCTACACAGACCACCTGGGCGACCGGCAGTATTTGTCTTTCATCCCAGCGTTGATGGGTGGCATAGCTCTTCCCATTGTGCCGGGCGCGAACGTGGCGTCGGCCGCGTCCAGCTTGGCCAAGGCTGGTGTGTTCGGGGCGCGCGTCGCCAAGGGTGCGAAGGTGCTCAGTGAGACGGGCAAGATGGTCAGTCGGGCGACCAGCCCTCGTGCTTGGTATCAGGCGCACATGGCCCATCGAGAGTTGTCGCAGCTGGTGGGCGACGGCATGGAGACGGCCAGTGTGGTCGACATCTTGCTGCACAAGGGTGAGCCAGCTCGGGCAGTAGCAGCGAACATTGAGCGCCAGCTCAGCGCTCCCTTCGCCATGCGTGCTGCGCTCCTTGATGACGCCCCCTTGACCTACAACCACCTGCTCGGCTTGGCCCAGACGTCAGATATTGGGCGCCACATATTCAAGAGAGCTGATGTCATCAGCGCACAACGTGGTCTCCCCGATGTGGACATCGTTGGAGACAACGTGGTGTCCGCCGTAGACCGAGCCGTGATTGAGCAGGCCATCCTCGAGTGGCGTGTAGGTCTCGAGGCTTCCACCGTGCGAGAGGCGCTCCGACCCGACGGCGGCAATCTGATGAAGGTGGTCGAAGACCTGCTCGGTCCCGACCAAGCGAGGCGTGTGCTCAACACAGACAGCTTGTACGCCGACGCTCTTGACGCATCGAAGAAGGCCCGCGGTGCAGATGAGGTAGCCGACTTGTTCCGAGACGCAGCCAACACCGCTGGCTCAGCCCCGGTACGTACCTCGAACCAGCGCATGCGAATGATGCTGAGCTTGGCTGACGAGACCAGTGCGCTTGGGGCGTCTCGTGGGATGAAGGCCAACAGTCCGCTGAAGGGCTTCTTCCGCCTGCCCACCGAGACGAGTGAAGCGGCTCGCGACCTTGCCAAGGCCCCTGCCGCGGTGCAGTACGGGTCTGCACTGGGTCGGGCTTTCCAGCGAACCGTCGAAGAGATGGTCGACGCTCACGTCCCTCGAGACATGCGCTTCGTCACCGACAGGTTGATGGTGCCTCGAGAGCTCGCGACAGCAGACAACATGCGCCAGGTTGGAGAGGGTCAACGTGCAATCTACCAAGCTGTGCCTGCTGAAGACGGCATGTACAGCATCACGCAGGGTGACGCAGATGACTTGTTGGACATGCTCAACTCGGTCGACCCCCGCCGTCCCCAGCGGGCCGAGCTCGAGCAGGCGCTGTTCGTTGATCGGAAGCTGACGCTGACACAGCATGCGTACTTGGAAGATGCTGCCAGGGAGTTCGTGTGGCGTCGCCTCATCCCAGACCGTGACGTGGCTGAGGCTGCGTTCGAGACCCGCACATCTATGCAGGCTGGTAGGGCGGTCGGCCCAGGGGGACAGAGCCGCAAGTCGTTCATGCAGCAGGTGGTGCTTCCTGTGATGGACACCGTCAGCGCCTCCCTGCTGGCCGCTACGTCGGCGACCAGGGGTGCTGGTGGGGTGGTGTCTCGCTTGGGCGCAGCGGAGGCAGGAGAGGCCATTGTGCGTGCCTCGCGCAAGGTGCAGGCGAAGTGGGACTCAGCAGCCCAGCGCATGTGGCTGCAGTCCACATCGGCCACCATGCCGTCGACGTTCCGGCAGGGGCTCGACCAGGTGTCCAATGCGATGGGTGTCGTGCAGCGACAGTACAACGATGAGATCATGCAGCTGACTGCTCAGCTGCGGCGTGACGGTGTGCCCTTCGGAGACGCAGGCAAGGAAGCTCTCGATGTGGCCAGCACTACGCGGTGGGCTCGTGTCGGGCAGTTGGTCGAGGACCGCTTCTTCGAGCGTGTCCGCAAGCGGATGGAGATGATTAAGCAGGAGGCCGTGAAGGAGCCACTGCGCAGGCCTCCGTCGGAGGCAGAGGTAGCAGCGCTATTGCTGTACCAAGACGGTGGGGCTCGCGGTGGTGTGAACATCGGTGCGGCGCTCGAGAGCGTGCGGCAGATGGACGAGGGCGCGCAAGCCCAGTTCCTCGACAACGTACGCAGGCTGGTCCGGCGTGGCGAGTACCGTGCGCAGTGGTCGCGTCTCATGCAGGACTTCTTCACGTCGCAGAGCATGCTTGCCAATGTCGACAAGACCGAGGCAGTCATCAAGAGGATTGACGCCCACATCGACAAGTACATCCAGGCTGGTCAGGAAGGTGTCGATGCAGTCAGGCGAGCTCGGCAGTTGTCTGCTCGAATGACTCCATCGTCGAGGGAGATTCTCAACTTGCTCGACGAGATGGCGAGCGCTGCCATCCTCGAGCCGACGCACGGCAACATCCAGAAGGTCATTGCCCGGCTGCGCGACGACATGCCCGAGACCCTGGGTCGGCGCGGTGCAGCGCGTTTGAGTCTGGCGAACTTGTTCAAGAAGGGCAAGGTGTTCGCTGATGCCATCCTCGAGACTCAGCAGTCGTGGCAGCTGGCGGCAGACCGGCGCTTGGCTGTGACGCAGGTGTGGGATGATTTGTTCCGCCGCAACCCTGAGCTGCGGACAGCGCTCACCCCGACCGCAACTGCGGACACAGAGTTCGGCTTGAGCCAGATGGCGTTGCGCTACGGTGGCCCCAACCATGCGGTCACGTCTGTGCTGGATCGCTTGAGGACAGCGCTTGGGGAAGAGTTCCCGACGGAGCTCGAGGAGGCCTTTGTCCGCGCGATGAACAAGGTCTTCTCTCCTGAGACGTTGCGTGCGACGGGGGTTGAGCCTCACGCCACCGGCTTGGCAGACCCTGTGCTTGAGCCGATGCTGTCGTGGGCGCGCAAGCGTATGCAGCACATGTCATCCGAAGAGCAGCTCAACATGGTCGAGGCTGTCTTCGACGCCATGCAGGCTGACGGCACGCTGTACCCGAGCGTTCGCCTGAACCCTGTGGGTGGGACCAGCGGTGGGCGCGACGTGCAGTTTGCCAAGGCGCAGATTGTTGTGCTTCAAGCTCAGCGCAACCACGACTTGAAGAACCCTGTCAGTATCTTCATGCGGGATGCGATTCGAGAGCTCAAGAGTCGCGGCATGACGAACGGCGCGATCCAAAAGCTCATCGCTGAGGGAGCCGAGAGGGGGATTGAGTATGGGCTTCAGTCCTTCGTGGGCAACCAGGCTCGGGCCACTATGCGGACGTGGGGCTTCTCTTCGTTCGCTACTCCGGGAGCGCTCGACCAGGTGATGGCCACAGTGCTCCGCATTCCCACCGACCCTGACATCGCGTACCCTGTGCTGCCGGGCATGGAGGATGTGCTCACCGAGATGAAGTCGGGTGCCGCCAACGGCTCCCTGCTGTCGACCCTGCAGAACATTCACTCACAGACACTGCTTGCCGAGGGTGGTCTGGCTGGGCCGGCGAAGTTCATCCTTCGGTCACTGAGCGACGTCGCTGTATACGGGCGACAGGCTGCGGCCTACGGTCTGCTCAGTGCGGGCATCGTGCTCGGTGGTCCGCTGTGGATTGTGCCGGGCATTCCCATCGTGCGGTACATCGGCCTCAACCTGCTGACTGCTCCGATGATGATGGTCGGCACGTTGGGCTACCGGCAGGCTGCCAAGTCGCTGGCAATGTCAGCGAAGATGACTGCTGGGAAGGTGGCCAGGAAGGTCAAGAACAAGACAGTGTCTGAGTGGGGGCGCGCCCTCGTCGACACGTCGTCTCCCCGCAAGCCTGACGACACCCTCTTCGTAGACGTATACGGCAAGGAGTGGACGGTTCGAGAGTTCGAGCAGATGGCTGGGGCGCACAACTACTACATGTCCCGAGGAGATGTCGACCAGGCAGCCGATGTGCTGCGTACCATCCAGCGAGACATCGGAGTCATCAGCGACGCGGAGCTCGACTCGGCGCCGTGGTGGAAGATGGCGCGCAAGCTCCAGTCGTCCTTGTTCGACCCGTCGCGCACCTCCATTTCGATGCAGCTCGCGACGTGGACAGACACCGTGTTCCGGCGAGGCACGTTCGCGTCAGCCATACGTGACGGCATGAGTCCGATGCAGGCAGCTGAGCTCGCTCGAGCTTCGGTGCTCGACTACGGCGCGGTGCCTGACGTCGTCAAGCAGAGCATCAACCGGTACGCCCTCTTCGCTACCTTCCGCATGGCCAGCATGCGCGAGATACTGATGGCTGTTGCTCGAGGTCAGTCCGACTGGCTTCGTGTCCTGCGTGTGCAGATGCAGATGCAGAAGGCTGCTGGGACGTGGACCTACGGCAGCGACTACGACCGCATCCGGCAGTTCGCTATCCCTGGCCCCGACTTCGACTACCGCGGCACGGCGGTCGCTGGTCCGCAAGGCGTGTTCCCTGGTGGCATGGCGGACCTCATCGACCTGAGCTTCTTTGCTATGGGCTCGATGGCGCAGCTCGCTGGCAAGGAGGGTGCGGCTGGGGACATCGTTGGCAGGGTGGTCGACGCAGTCCTCGAGGAGCAGATTCGCCCTGAGATTCAGATGGTGTTGGCGTTGGCTGCGAACACCAGACCCACGAGCCGTGGTCGGTTGGTTCCTGACACATGGGCTGTGGCGTTTCAGAACGCAGGCCCTGATGTGTGGGAGTGGGCGGTCAATGCGTTCGACATCAAGGACATCGGGGGTCCGCTGGACGACCGCGACGAGCGCAGGCCTGGAGCTCCGGAGTTCCGGAACCGCCAGTACGTGTTTCAGCAGAACGGCTTCCGCAACTTCCAGGCGTTCACGTTCCTCGCTACCCAGCTCATGATCGGCCGCGCCACGCAGGACACCACCAAGGCTGCCATCGCCGCCGGCTACGGGCCAGACGGCTACGACCCGAAGTACCGCGGTACGGTGCCGTGGCTCATGTACTTGGTTGGAGCAGGTACGCCTGTGCGGACCAAGTCGCCTGAGGATGTGTTCGGCCGCTCGTTCCGACGAGACTATTTCGCGACGCAGTAGGTGTCGTGCTACCCTTCACGTGTCTCGACTTGACCCCGCCAGGAGAACCTCATGAAGTACATCAAGCCCCGCAACATTCGCAACTCGACTGCCATCATTCAGAAGGTCATCATCACTGGCGGCGCAGCCGGCAACCACAGTGTGGCAGCCATCAAGGCCAACGACAAGCTGGTCTGTGTGTGGGAGCAGGATGGTTCGTCAGGCCTGTTGACTGACCGGACCAGCGAGTTCAGTATCGCAAGCGATGGCGTCATCAACAACGACGGTGGCACCGCAACTGGCGGTGACAAGCTCCTTGTTGAGTGGCAGACAAGCACCATCTGAACAACGACTCGAGAGCCGTCCAAGACGAGGAGGTCTCATGCCAGCCAAGATTGTCAGCTTCTTCCACCCCAGCGTAGTTACGGGCAACAAGACCCTGACTGCCGGGTTCACTGCAGCCAACCACCACGCCCATGACCTGCGCGCAGGAGCTGCGCCTGGTGTGGCTGGTCAGCGATTCCGTGAGAGGCTCGAGGGCATCCACGTGCGGTTGAGCACGGTGGGTAGCGCCACCAAGATCACAGTCAAGGTCACCCTCGATGCTGCGGGTGACGACATCGTTGTGCCCGACACCGAGGCCGCTATTGCCACAGGTGTGACCACGGCGGCGAAGGGGGCGGTGGCATTCAGCATTAAGCTGCCCATCTACCAGTCGGCGTCGAACGAGGTGGGCAAGCTGTACGTCTTTATGAAGGCGGACACCGTGTCCCCCACCGCACCTGTGGTAGACCAGACCACTGTGACGTGGACTGAGACATGAGCATCGTTCCATGCTTTGACCCGGACACCGGAGCGAGCGGTGGTCCCGCATCGAGCGGTGGCGGTGGTGGTGGCGGCGGTGGTGGAGACGTTGGCTGGGTTACCAAGCTGAGCCTGGACCTCACTGGCGCCTCGAGCTCGGGGCCACACACCAGCGGTGACACGACCGTCGATGCCACAGGCGGCAATGTCACCATGACCGCTGACCGTACAGGCAACAGTGGCAACGTCACCATCACCGCAGGCACCGGGGCGGTGGTCACGGCGGTCGGTGGGAGCGGCGCTATGTCGGGCTTCTTCGACCTCAAGGCTGCGCTCACCGGGTACGATATCGAGTACATCCGATTCTACCCCATTGTCGTGGACGTCACTGTGACAGCCATCACTTTCGACGATGACGGTTCCATCGCCAACATCTCCCTGACTGACAGCAAGACCGCGTGGAACGACGGCGACGCGCGCGGTTGGGAGCTGTACCGGGCCAGTGCGACCGACGAGACCCGGCGTGTACGAGGCGCTGGTGGCACGACGGTCATTGGCTCTCAGCGCACCCAGGTCCAGCAGCGGGTAATCAGCCTCGTGATGACCTCGGGGCAGGTGGTGACGCTGGCTGACACTGACGGCTCGACTGCCCCAGCCAACCCACACACTGCAAGCCCGCTGTACGTGGCTGGTGGTGATGCTATAGGCAGGACCGGTGACCCGCTGTACCTTGCGAACCTGTTCGTCGGGGTGACTGCATTCGGTGCTGCGTCCATTACCGTCAGCAAGATCGTAGTGCGCAGGCAGGAGGCGTCATGAGTATTGAGATACGCGCCGTCGACGAGGGGTTCGGGGACGACGACGCCCCCCTCGTTCAAGTCGATGTCCGCTACACGGGTGTGGCGCACGCCGCGCTGCATGAGTCGGTGGTCGACCCGCTGCTCGTGGTGCAGATGCAGCGGGAGACGGCCGTGGTCGACTCCACCCTGCAGGACATCGCCGCCCGGTCTCGTGCTGGAGAGGGCACCCCGGTGCTCGTGTCCCACGTCGATGCCCTCGGCCTGCGCACGCGCCTCGAAGAGCTCGCTCTCGCGCGTTTCCCTGGTGGTGAATGATGGATGAATCGACCCTGCTCACCCTGGCTACCGGCCCTACGTCCTCGCTCATCCTGCTGCTCGGGATGGGGCTGGCGGGCTGGAGATTCGTGACCCAGACCCTGGTCCCGGCCGCATCGCGTTGGGTTGACAGCCATCTTGCCCAGGTGGATAGACTCATCGACGAGCACGCCGCCGACCGCAATGCGTGGCTGTCTGAGATGCAGGAGTGTCGAGAGACATCCGCCAGAATCGAGCGCAAGGTCGGGGGGTTGTACGGCAAGCTCGACTCGATGGCCAACAAATGAAGCCGCGGAAGGGCAAGGCCCGGGTCAAGACCTACACCGACAAGAAGACCGGGCGGAAGCGGAAGGTCAGCTACGGCCAGGCCGGCAAGGCAAAGGGCGGCGGCCCTCGCGTGCGGCCCGGCACCAGCAAGGGTGACGCCTACTGCGCCCGGTCTGCCGGCCAGATGAAGAAGTCGCCCAAGGCGGCGAAGAACCCCAACAGCCCGCTGCGGTTGTCGCGCAAGCGGTGGAAGTGCAGCGGCAAGAAGAGCAGGAGGTAGCATGCCCAAGGGTCTGTA